AGTGTTGCAACCAATGTGAGTAACAACTAGACTACGATATTACTTCAACCCTATTTGGTTTGAAGTTATAGCGCCATTCTCTTTCCGACTTCCTTTCTATAACTCTGTCACGCTATTGGTTGATATTGAACGTCTTGTTGACTATCTCCGTCTTGCTTTGTGCCGTCCGTCGCCGCAACGTATATTTGCTGGCTGAGGGAATAGTTTTGCTGCTAAGAACAAAGTCGTCGTTGTCTTCGTGAAGCTCGGGAAGAGTTCGTGTAAGCGGCTTGTCCACGACCAACAGGAGTCTTTCATTCTTGAGCAGGAGGCGATACTCTTGGATGGTGAGATTTCCGTAGTATTTATTCAGGGTATAGTAAGGATTAGGCGCAGGCTTTATGTTTTTCTCGTAGTCGTATATCTTGCAATACAAATGGTTGAGAAGATGGTACCGCTCAAACCTTGTGGATGTGTCGACAGGCTCCTTGAATAGGTGCGCCACGGCACACTCAGGACTGCAGAAGCATCCGTAGCAATGATAGGAGTCGTTGAGCTCGTACTTCGGGATATATATGGGGGGATTGTCGAACTCGCATGTGCACCAGAAGCAAGCTGAACGCTTGTCGGATATGTTGTTAGTGTGCAGGTTAATAGTCAATTCTTTAATTTTTTTCCAAATGTTCCTCGTGCCGTCCGCCTCTTCGGTGTTTCCCTGCTTAGAGTAAGAATCCGTGTCATCGGTGTCTTCACTTTCGGGCGTTCCTTTGATAACATGGTATGTCAATTCAGACCCTTTAGTGCTGTCGAACTGGAATGGTTCCATTGACCCAGCTGCATCCGTGACAGGCATAAAAGACTTGTTCAGATCAGCGATTCCACACTTCAAGTGCAAGATTATGTTTGGCTCGGGGACCATGACATCCGCGGCTGGAACGGCATCGACAATGATTTTTCCCCCTTTTGGCTTTCTGCCTCTTTTCTTCGGCACCTTCTGTTCCGTTATCGGGTTGTCTGACGGAGGGTTCTTCGATTTCCTCCCCCTCTTCTTCTTGGGTACATCGTCAACTTGATTCATTTACTGAAATATCTCTTGTACAATTTAAACCGTTTTAATAAAGCATTAAGCCTAATAGTGGCGTCACGAATTACAAGGAAAAAATGACAACTTTGTAGTCGCTGGATACATATGGATGTTAGGAAACTTATTTATGGTCATTATAGCAGGAGCGGCACAACGGCACATAGCATTCGGACCCGATGAGCTTCTGTGTCGTTTCTTCGCTCATCCTATGGCTGAAGATTGCTGGTCTGCGCTTGCACATGCTGCAGAACGAGTGCAGTTTAGTTATTTTGTCGCACATAGGCAAAAGGTTCAGCCAGTCACCAAACCTGTTACGCTTAAAATCGCCGTCCAAGCCGCAGACGTATACCGTTTTCTTGTGTTCTTCGACCGCGATTGTCACCCACTGAACGATGTCCTTGAAGAACTGTCCTTCGTTGATGAGGATGATGCTCGCAGAGGCAAACTCTTCTGTTGGGAGTCCACCGACGATGTCTGCGACTTCCTTCAGAGACGAGCCCATGACGCACGGGATCATTATTTTTTCATGAGTCGACAGCATGTCAGGTGAATACCTTGTGTCTTCAGCGTAGTTGATAACCAGTGTGCTCATGCCACAGAAGTCGTACTTTTTGTAAATATCAAGCAACTTCGATGTCTTTCCTGAGTACATGGGTCCAGCGATTAGTTCTAAATACCCGCAGATTCCGATGTTGTTTTCCATTGTCATATGTTCTTCATCATTCATTGATACTGTACACGTTCAATTTATATTCTGAAATTAAAACTTAATAAAAGATTCTGTGTTAGTTTGAACAATGAGCATATCGCAGATGTCTAAGCCATGGGTTGAGAAATATCGACCGACAAAATTTGACGATATCGTACTTGACCCTCTTAATAAAGTCATAATGGAGAATATCCTCAGGAAAAACTATTTTCCGAATCTACTCTTGTATGGCCCGCCAGGAACTGGTAAGACCACAACGATTATGAATCTGGTTGATACTTACCAGGAAAACAATGACCAGCGCAACAAAGGGCTGATGATCCATCTAAATGCGTCTGACGAACGTGGCATCGACATTATTAGGAATCAGATTAACCAGTTCATCAATTCGCAGACATTATTTAACTCGGGGACTAAGTTCGTTATTCTTGACGAGGTTGATTATATGACAAAGAATGCCCAGTATGCACTGAAATATCTTCTACAAGGGTTCAACAGGAACGTTAGGTTTTGTCTTATATGTAACTACATAAGTCGTATAGACGAGACGCTACAAAACGAATTTACAAGATTGCGATTCAATCAACTTCCACAGGACGACATCATCAAGTTTCTCTCCGTGATCAGCGAGAAAGAGAAGCTTTCCTTCTCCGATGACACACTCGTTTCCATTCAGCGCCTGTATAAGTCCGACATACGCAGTATGATCAACTACATGCAGTCGAACCAAGACATGATACACAACCAACAGGTCATTGACATGGACGTGTGGGAGTCACTGACATCCATAATTTGCGACGACGTGACATACATGAAGGCTTGCACGCGTCTCGACGATATAAGTCAAGAGTACAATATAGAGATTAAGAATATAATAAAAGACTACTTGAATTATATCATTCGGTATAGAACAGAGAATATCAGTCCAGAGTTCCTAAAGTTTGTAGAGTTTATCATGCACCTACATGACTCAAGGGTCGAATACGTAAAGAATTATGCCGTAATATCGCTACACAATTTGCTTGTTTCGTAGTAACTGAGACGATTCTGAAGACGTGTATTCCAGCTGCCTGGTGAAGACTTGTTTGGATCGAAGAAATTTTGCTTTAAACCATACTGTCCAGAGACAGGGGTGTTGGGGTTTGTTCCTGGTATGGAAATCGGTTTAGATTCCTCGTAGCTTGGACGCTGTGGTGTTTCTTTTTCAGAATCCATATTTTAACTATAACAAGAAAAGAATTGAAACCGATTAACTTAAAGAAGCCTCTTTAAGTTAAATACAATGGAATCGTCTTACGATAATATGCACAGTATTGATGTTAATACCGCCTGGGACAATTTCTGTGAAGGAGTTGAAATAACACCGTCCGCATTCGATGAGGGACCCAGTGCAGATGCTGCTCCTGCGCCTAAATGTTCAGACATCTACATATCCACAAAAACGAAGATTGCATATTTGAACTTGCCGATCAACCTATCTGAGGTATTCTGGGAAATTCCAGTGATGCCTTACCACATGCAGCGCGAGGGTATTGTCAAAAAACAGATGAAGTTTAACTCTATGTCCCAGGAGGAACTAGATGCGAACACGGATAAAGCGTCGAAATATGACTATGTTGATGAATACGTTATAACACGGATAATAAACCCAGAAGGGAGGATCAAGTTCAAGGATGTAAGGAAAGTGAGCATCGGTCTGTGCAAGAAAGACATTACAAGTTATAGATGCAAGAAGAAGAGTGCCTTCTACAATTGCTTTGTAATCATAGTGCGAATTCTCAATGGCGATGCATACAAGGAAATCCACGTGAAAGTGTTTAATACAGGAAAACTGGAGATACCCGGAATACAGTGCGACTCCACGCTGACACAAGTTCTGGAACTGCTGACCAAGATACTGAGTCCTTTGGTCAAGTCGGATGAGCCTTTGTCGTATTCACCACATAATGAGACAGTTCTAATAAACTCCAACTTCAACTGCGGGTATTTCATCGACCGCGAAAAGCTATATGACATTCTCAAATACCGGTACAAGATCAACAGTGCGTATGATCCTTGTTCCTATCCTGGGATACAATGTGAGTTCTATTACGATAATAAACTAAGCGAGCAGACTGGTCGACATCCGCCTGCAGATCACGACGGCGAAGGCATTGTCAAAGTTTCGTTTATGATATTTAGGACAGGAAGCATCTTGATAGTCGGAAAATGCACAGACGAAATACTCCTTGAGATTTACGCATTCATTAAGACACTCCTTGATAGCGAGTACAAAAATGTTGGTGGAAGGTGCATTGACTCTCAAATCGCTTCGCCGGCGAAGAAGAAGCGAAAGATTAGGAAGAAGATAGTCATTATCAAAGAAACAACCAATTGACATATTTGAGAGCTGTCATGGACTCCTGTTTGTCCATCTGTTCGTTATGCACAAGTTTATTCCGCAACGATACGCTCGATATGTTCTGCTTTCTGAGTTTTCTTGCGAAAATGTCCACATATAGGATGCATGATGAACCTTTTCCGTGCGTGTTTTCTGCGAACTGGAGAACCTGTTGCAGCTTTTCATGATATACATCAACCGAGCCACTGAGTGACAGATTCAGTAGGTGTTGTCTTAACTTGGTCAAGCTCCCGTGTATATCATCGACCATCGTTTTCTTGTCATCGGACATGAACTCGTGGTCGGATATGACATGCCCAATCATTTTATTGTATATCTTGATCAAGTAACCAACATTGTTTGTCACTATGTTTACGTCGATCATTGACGCGAACTCCTTTCGGTATTCATTGTTGATATTGAATATTGTTTTCTTGTATACGAAAAGAGACGCATCCTTAGAGTTCAGCTGAAGGAAGCTGTGGTTGTCGTCCCCAATTTGGCCAATGAACTCCACGTAATAATAGAATGATTTCTGGCAATGGTAGTAGGTCAGTTCGAGATTGTTTGTGTAGAGGAGAAGTATCTTGAATACATGACTGATTGTATTGACGCCCTGCATGATGATGTATTTGTAATATGCGTCATCCCTGATGTATAATGCCTCGACACATTGAGCCAGATATTCGGAGATGACACCCAGGTATTTCACGAATACCTCCGACGAACTGTTGGTCAGTTGTGCCTTGTAGTTGTCTATGTTTGACAAAGAATGTGACATCTAATATAATATAATATAGAACAGACATTTAAATAATTTTTATCTAATAATAAGTATTTAAAGCTTTTAAAATCCATAGTACATAAATGTCGGAGCTAGCAACTGAAACAAAATACATATCCCCCAGCAATCAATGTCTTCAACATTGTGCTAAAATCTCCATTGTCGACGACAAGCCAATCATGATGGACTATTGGACTGACTCACAGGACAATAAGGTGCTTATTGGTGTCCGCGAAGACGGAGAAAAGCTTCTTGTCAAAAGTGAAGATGAGTACACGTCCCCTATTTCCAAGATCTACAAGGTGGAGAAGGAATACATTATCATGACTGAAAACTCAATATATCTCGTGTCTGCCGAGATCGCTACAAAGCGCATTACTTGAGGACTCAGCAACAACAGGATTTAAAACAATCTGATGCATATTCGCAGCATATTGTTTCTATACGATATTCGTGAACTCCGCTGCATTGCACACAGCAGCGTACTTTATTTTGATACCGTCAACAGTGCAGTGCTTGCTTCTGGAGTCAAAGAAAGTATTATTAAACATGACGAAGCTCTCGTTACATTTTTGTTTGTTAAGAGAATTTCTGAGCTTTGTCAATTCGTCTCTGTCCAGGCTTCCTCTATATCCCCTGCTTCCATGTATTCTCATGTAGTTGAATGCCGAAGTTTTTGGAGGCAAGTTCAGTCCAGAAGGCATTGTGCCCATCCAGTATGTTGTTCCTTCCTTTTTCTGTATGTACGTCCCGGCAATGCACCATTTCATTTTCCTGAACTGGGAATATACGTCGTCAGTAAGCCATGACTTGTTACGGAACTCAAATACTATATTGAGGTTTGTAGGTATATACTTTTTCATGTCCGCGATACGCTGGAGATTTTCCGGTTCGTAGGCGAATGACGGTGGAAGCTGAAACAAAATGGCCTTCAACTTCTTGCCCAGAGGACTTATCGACTTCCACAGTTTGTTCCACGCTCCCTCAACATCCTTGAGTCTTTTCATATGGGTAATGTACCTTGATGCTTTTATGACAATGGACACATTTTCGGGCAGCGTCTTCCAATTATCTATCGTTTTGTCTGAAGGAAGCCTGTAAAACGTTCCGTTTATCTCAATGCAGTTTAAACATTGCAGCTTCAGCCAATTCGTTTTGGAAACCATAAATCCAGAAGTTCCGACTTGATACTTGGCGGTCGCTTTTCGCTCCGAGCATCTGATAGTGTTTTTCTTGCGCCTGGTTTGTTTTCTTGCGTTCGAGGCTTTTTTAGAGCGAGTTCTCATTATAATAGACCAATATTAGAACGAGGACCTAATTGATGTCCATAGCGTATCTTACAGTATGCATTCTTGCAGACTCATCGTGTTTATCTTTGTCGGTTTTCAGGAGTCGCGCTATGTCTGGCACCAGAGGGTCGTCTGGGTTAGGATCGTCCATAAGAGAACAGATACTGAGAAGAACCTTTCCAATGGTAAGGGCTGGACTCCATTGTTCCTTGAGAATATCCAAACAGATCCCTCCAGCGGAGTTGATGTTGCAGTGATATATACGAGTTAGAAACACAATCTTTGGTGGCTTGAAGGGGTAATCGCTTGGAAAATCTATGCGCAAATAAAAAACCCCACCCTCGTAAGGGCTTCCCTCTGGACCCATAATTGTCGCTTGCCACTTATACATGTCATCATCATCTGGTCCCGCAGAACAGTTTGCTGGTGCTGACGAGTTTAGTTCTTGAAGCTCAGATTGAAGTCGTTTCAACGTGCTCATTGAGTCATTTTTTGTTATTATCTTTATACGTTTTGCATATAATGTATTTATATAGGCGCAGCATTCAGCGTGCACGTTGTCGCATCTTGCGGCGCTTGCGTCTAAGCCGGCGCATGCGCTTTTTCTTCCACTTTCCCCGCATGCCGCCGTTAACTTGGAAGACAACATCTAAAGAATCGCCTTCGTTTAAGCCGCAATCCAGTAGGGAACCACATACAAGCGTGCGCATTCCGTGGGCGACCCGCATCATAGATGAAGGAATAAATTCCATATCTTCCACTGCCATTTTGACTTCACTGATGTCTGTATCTGCGTCGAATGTGTATGTTCGATTTGTGCCAGTGGGTGCCCGTATAAAGAGTTGCATATTCGTATTTTTTAAAGTCATCTATATGATATTATGAGAAATCAATTTTTATATTATATTCTGGTCGGGATATAATATATGTGCGGTGCGTGATAATAACATGCAATATTCTTTGAATAATAAAGTAAAAAATCCGGATATATAGTTTTTCTATTTTATTTCCTTTTTTGAACCAGACTCTTTGCGCCTAGCACGTTTACTATCCGACTTTTCTTTGTTTTTTTCAGCGAGAGCAGGATTTGCTTTTGCTTTGTTTTCCTTTGCCTTCAGCTTTTTTATAGCAGCTTTACTTAAGTTTTTATCGTTCGCCATATATGTACATAAGCTATATTATTTCTTTAATTTATTTTCACATATACATTCTCTATAACACGTCTCCGATTATCTTGACTTGTTCTTCTGTTAGTGTTTCTGGAAACGTGACACTGAAGTTAATAATAAGGTTTCCAGTATGGTCATCACGCTTCATACCCATACTAGGAATCATCTTCTTGTAATTTGCCGATATTACGTTCCCATTTCCATTATTTATTTTAAATGTTCGTTCGTCTATGTATTTAAGATCGAAACTAAATCCACATAGAGCTTCCTTCAGGCTAATGGTCTTGTGAAATGTAAGGTCCAACCCATTTCTCGTGAATTCCGTATTGTTTTTGACTCTGATAAATATCTTTATGTCTCCTTTGTTGGACTCATCTATTACATTTCCTTTTCCCTTAAGCATAATGATTTCGTTATCATCGATTCCTGCTGGTATGGACACGTACAATGTTTCTGTCTCTTCGCGCTGGATATTGCATTCAACAACCAATCTTGTTATTTCGACAGGAAGGGTGCACCCAGTGTATGCTTTCGCCATATCCAACTCAACAGTCTTCATCATGGATATGGGTTTTCGTGTCGTGGAAGACCCGAATTGTGCGTACTTCATATTGTGCATGTGCTGCATGCCTACTTTCCCGTTTAGAAAACTGAATATGTCGTTTTGATCGGTGGGGCTCTTCGTCCCAAACATGTTGCCGTGAAGGTTTTTCATGTCGTACATCTTTCTCTGTGCCTCGTCGCCAAGTACCTCATATGCCGAGCTTATTTTCTGAAACATTCCTGTAGCATCTGGATTATTTCCATTTCTGTCAGGATGATACTGCATTGACAGTTTTCTGTAAGCCTTCTTAATTTGTTCTTGGGTTGTGTGGTGACCAATCTCAAGTATTTTGTAGGGGTCGTCTCCCGTATCCATATTAATATAGAGTTCCTACATAAACTTAAATACTTATTTACGAATAAACACATTATGGAGCTGCCATTTATCTATAAGTATCAGCCCTTGTTTCTCAAGGATTTTGAGATAGATGAAGAGCTGCTCATACTGATTAAAACCCTTATAACAATGGACACCCTAAATGTTCTTTTTGTGGGAGATTCAGGTTGTGGAAAAACATCATTGATCCAGGCCATTATAAGGGAGTATTATGGGAATTGTTCGGAAAAGGGGAACGTGATGTCGGTGAATAGCTTGAAGGAGCAAGGTATATCGTACTACAGGACAGAGGTCAAGACGTTCTGTCAAACGTCAAGCCTGATTCCTGGAAAAAAGAAAATCTTAGTCCTCGACGACCTCGATATTGTGAACGAGCAAAGCCAGCAGGTGTTTAGAAACTGCATAGACAAGTATAGCCACAACGTCCACTTCATCGCATCTTGCAACAATACTCAAAAGGTCATAGATAGTCTGCAGTCCAGGATGACCATCATGAAAGTGAAAGTTCTGTACACACATAACCTCATGAAGATACTTAAAAAGATATGCAAGATCGAAAATATTCACGTTGAGCCTGACGCGGAGAAATTCATATTGTCAATCTGCAATAATTCTGTTAGGATACTCATAAACTACCTTGAAAAGTTTAAACTACTATCAAGAGACATAACTATAAAGCTTGCCACCGAGGTCTGCACTAATATCGCATTTCAGGAGTTCGTCACGTACACCAACCTCTGTAAAGATGGGGATATACGCAGCGCGACTAAGTTGATGTATAAGCTATTCGATAAAGGCTACTCCGTAATGGATATATTGGACAACTTCTTTCTGTTCGTAAAAACAACAACTCTCCTAACTGAGATCGAGAAGTACAGGATCATACCAAGCATATGCAAATACATAACGATTTTCCATGACGTGCATGAAGATGAGATCGAACTTGCATTATTCACAAATAATTTAATTTCTATTTTTTCTTCAACTACTATATAAATGAACTCTCAGATTTTTAAAAAGCAGGTTCCACCCAGCATATTGTGGGACCTACTGGCGAAGGTGTGTGCTGAACAGAGCAAGTACTTCCTCTTATCACCTATATCGTTCAAACAAGCTGAGTACCACAGCATACTCACCGATTTTTGTGCGTCGCTTGAGGAATACTACCATGTTTCCAAAAAACATTATGTAAATAGAAAGCTCAATTATAGTAAGTTCACGACACTAATACGCCAAATATGCAATGTAAACCAGGTTTCATTCACGTCCAAGATAGTATATAATAGGTCAACCTACGACATACTATACTATATTTATAAACCAGACCAACACCAAAAGTAATTAGCGCGAAATAAGTAGGTATTTACCTATCTGCGTTTCAGATTCCAGAGCTTGTTTGGCCGACAGCCGCGCGAACCACTGGAACTTCGTTCTTTTAAGAATTTCGTCGTCTGGCACGTATAGCCCAACTGCGGAGTTTGGCAAGTCGATATATCCATCGCCCATAAGAGCTTCGATTGTCACAGGGTTCCCTCGAGTGTCCTTTACACCAAGTTTGTCTGCTGTAACAACGTTCAAGTCTCCTTTGAGTATCTTATCGAAACACCATCTTCCATAATCCCCCAAAAAGTTGCTTTCGGCGGTATGGTCTGTTGAATTCATATTTTCCAAGTATTGTATGTATTCAGACATCATCGGGCACCCGCGAGTGCATCCCATGAGCTTGGTGCTTGGGAAGAAATCGACTTGCTGCGACGTGCTCCCTCTGTCTATTAGTTCGCCGACAAACATGCAATTGGACGACGTGTTAGTCTCATATACGTCTATGAGATTCTGGAAACAAATAAATGAGCTTGGCACAAGCATTCCTCCGAAGGCGTGGAGGACCCGTGCGAGGGCAAGCTGGCGAATTTTTCCCCTGATCGGCTCAGCAACCATATTAAGGTTGACGGTCCAACCGGGAAGTATCTTGGAGAACGTGTCGTCGTCGATGAGACATATGTTGAAATCGTTGCCGCACTTGTCGATTATGGACTTGAGCGTTAGGAACTTATATGGCTGGTTAAGACAGTTCGTATTGCGCGAGCTGAACGTCGGCCACCACCTCGCATTAACATCGTACGTCATATGAACCCACAGTAGAGGTCGTTTGCTTTGTGCTAAAGAGGAGTCGTTCAGGAGATATTTCTTAACTAGCTCATAGTTTCGTGCGTCTTCGTCGCTAAGTTCAGTATCCTTATACTTCTCGTATAGGATCCCAATCAGAGTCATTGTTATTACTGTAAATATGTACTTTGCGTATTTCATATATATTATTAGTCTATATATTTTTATGCGTTCGTCAGCAGCTTGAAGCCACTCATCCAAGCGTCATTGGCTTTTCGTGACGCTTCATCCTGTTTTGCAAGTTTAAAAGCACGTTGGGTATCCGTTCTACTTTCCATCCCTTTACGTTGGTCGAGATACTCGTTGGCTTGTGTCAAAGAAAGTGGTTTAGTATCTTGTGTGTTGCGATGTTGCTGCATATCATGAACATTCGAGAACTTCTGCCGCTCGTCGAAATCTTGTTGCGTAACTGGTATAACGGTCTCGACGTGTGCCTTCCGCAGGTCCTCGAACTGCAATGTACTAAACAACGCTGCTGAGTATGACTCGGGTTTGTCGCCAGTTAGATCGCAGTGGTCTTGCATTGTCGTGTCCTCGACATCCTTTCTTAATGTGAGCGCTTTCACTTCTTGCTTTTTTTGCTCGAATGTCGCGTTCATCTGGCTCATGGTAGTTGTGCGCGTATCTATGTCGTCGTCGGATTTGAGCCAGTCGCCGTATCCTGACTTAGTTGCCTCGTCTTTGATCTGATGTTTCTCGAACAGTTCATTGAATATCCGGTTGAAGTCTGACTTGTCCTTGATACTGTCTATCATCTTCTCCTTTTCTTCATCATTCTCCACACTATACTCGGTTGGTCTGTTTTTGTCCGACCTATTCCGAAACTCATATATTGCGTAAACAATCTTATAAGCTGAACTGAAGAAAAGGAAGTATTTCTTGTCCATCCCAGATTTATCCGGGTGTGTCCTCATGACAATCTTCTTAGCATTGCGCATGTCGTCTCGGGTGAAGTCGTGGTCTAGCTTGAAAAGGTTCAGTAAATCGTCAAGGTCGTAGTTGTCTATTACCAAGTCTATATCGGAATTCATTATATATAAAGTATAATGAATTATAGCTAATTCAACGTCCTCGCTTTGTTGGCACAGCGCTCGAAAAAATTTTCGACCTGCGAAGTGTCACCACCACTGACTGAGTCGTCTGGGATATACCACTGGTCTCTGCTCACATCGCCATAAAATGCCAGTATTGTTGGAACACCATTTACCATCTTTCTTCTCTTCAGGGTTGCGTACAACTCGATGCACTCATCTACGTCTATATCTGCACACACGACATTTGATGGGAGGCTAGCAAAATAGTTGTCGCAAACCCCCTTAATTTTTCTGCATGGAGCGCACCATGAAGCTCCGAATTTTACGATCATGACGTTTCTTCCAAGCCGTTTCTGGGCTTGCTCAAGGGTTGCCGGAGTCAGTTCGGTTGCGATGACACGTTGTGACATAATTTTGTATATATACTATCAGAGCTTTTAAGTCGAGACATAAGGTAGTAGTTTTTCATACTTTTTAAGAAACATACAGAAATTGTTGATGTGTTTGAGTTTCTCCTTAGTTTATAACATCGACCGAAATCACCACGATTGGCATAAATAATATATACGAAAGATTATTTCACGATGTTCTCTAACGTTGGTATATGAATCTCACTCATAGTCGCGTGCGATTCCCAGAAATATCTGCAGAATGACCACTTAAATTCGCAGTCATTCTCGTACCATTCGGGATGCTGGGATATAAGCTTTTCGCAAAGGTCACTGGGCAACAGATTCATGCTCCCCCTTGGAAGGACATAGCTCAACTGCACAAGTTCGGACACAGGCTCTGGGGGACTAGATTTTACTAGTCTGGTGTCGAAATAGGGAACGAACTTTGCCAAGTCGGAGAGCAGAGGAGGATAGTCATACTTGTACGTCCATCGCCAGTCGATGCAGCCGCGAGTATAGTAGTTTATCGTCCACTCCAACCCTTCAAGGTAGTTAGTGCATATTTCCTTCCGCCTCTCGTCGTCTATCTTTATGTCGAACAGCGCGGAGTAGTATCTCTCCTCCCACCCTGGTTCGTCAGGGTTTATGTATTTTTCAACAGAACGGTCCTTTACAGGGACCGACATGAAGGACTCCTCGCATTTCTTTACGTGTTCCGTTTCCCTCGTCCTTATCTTGTTGAATTTTTCCCGCACCTTGTACTCCTCCCGCAGGTACTGGTGCTCATTCTTTCCTAAGAAAATAACGAGTTTCCGTATGTTCCTCCATATGACGTTGCTTCCGTCTGTCAGTCGGTCTCCCTCTTTGTCTATTACATGCTTGTATCCTGACATGAGACGGTTGATACCAGAAGTTCTTATGTTGAGAGCAGGGAAGTGTGGCATAAAGTCGTTTCCCAGAAAAAAGCACAGTAAAATGTAATCCGATATTCGAATGTTTTTCTGTTTTTCTGTGGGAGGAGAACCGCCGTTCAATTCGGTGCTGAGCATCAGTCCGAATTCTGGTATGTCCATTAGGTAACTTTCGTTTGGGTCGAGCGTATTGTCTATGCTTTTAATGAAATGTGGAGTCTCTCTAAACAAATACATCTTGCTCGCGACATGAAGATGATTGAGTGTGAGCATAATGAGGTCGGCATCAAGACCGTATATGACAGTGGATGTTGCCTGGTGATGCGCTGGTTCAGACCGGATGTAAGAATAGATCTTATGCTCTCCCTCTCCTGGCTGATCAGACGCAGAAACGATCAGGACCTTAAGTCCATGTTCGGTAGGATTAGAGAACTTGTCACGTATCCGCGCACCAAGTTTGCTCATGAATTCTGTTCCTGGGGTTATGGCAACCGTATCCCATCCCGACTTCCCTTTGCCTGTTAGGTCTTCCATGACAGAACTCTGGAAATGCGACTTGTATCGTCGGTTCCTCTGTTGATTCAACTTGGCGACTGGTGCTACTCCGTCGAATGCAATAAATACCCTGTCTGAAGGCCTGATGACTTCAATGTAATGCAGAAGCTTCTTGCAAACGTTCTCGATAAGGGCATTTTCAAAATCGCTATGTTTTTCCTCGGGAATATCACGAACACTATCATATATCAATGAATTGCAGTCGAGATACAAGTTATTGATTACGATTTTCTTCCTGTCATACTTTTTAATTATTGACCTGTGACGACGCACGATGTGTGAGAAGTAGCTTGGTATACCCATTCTATCAATGTATGTAGCGGAACGTTTAAACTGTATTGTTATATCAATACCGATAGCGGAATTTTAGGAGTTATATCTTAATGAATCGCTATTAAAAGTAATTTAGAAATTTAAAATCACTATAATTATACAATGGAACAGTGCAACGTGAAGTTACCTTCGTCTCCCCAGAATAAATCTGGAGGGACGCATCCTATCAGCGCCGCTTTGAAAGCAAAGATTATCAATCTTCAGGACATCATAAAACGAACAATTCTCTCGAGCCAGAGATACAAGGTCCTTGACATATTTGGCGCCAATGAACTTAATGTGTGTGTGAATTCTCTGGAGACGATGTTCTCGACATTGAGAGCATTACTCGTCCACATAGATGAAGGAGTCAAAATAGATGAAGATGAAATGATACGCGTTCTCCAAGACATAACCAACGATCTATCTTCACTATTCCGGACATTTGGAACACACTCGGTAGAAGACCTGATCTTGGTCTGCTTTGGTGCGGAGTTCGCACACAAGAATTTCACTAAAAAATCCGTTGTGAGCAAATACGACGTGATGAGAAGATACGTTCACCCCATAAGCTACAAAGTTATGAACTGGAAGACGGACAACAAGAACGTTTGTGTCAGTCCTAAGAGAAGGGTCCTCCAGAAAAATAGGATAATAGAAGACTTCATGATTGTCGAGACTGGTCAGAACTTCGACTGTTTCGACCTGGCGAGGACTAGCAAGTCGTTTCAAACGAAAGTGTATGGCGTGAAGTTCTGCATCCAGAACCCCGCCCAGCACAAAACCCTGGTCATATGCGGTCTTGTCGACGACCTTATGGTGGAGTGTCTTAACTACCCTTTCGTGTCGGACAAGATGGGCAGCATCGAGGACGAGAAGCCTGGCGACCAGGAATTCACGTCGAACGCGTTCGAGAGATTCACCAAATGTTTGTCTCTGAAGGAGATACTTGTTTACAGCAATCAGGAACTTTACAACCGGTTCATGGGGTACATGAACCAAGTCGCCCTCATAAAGCAGAAGACGATTGCCCAGGTCACCAAAGAGTTTATAAGTAGCGAATTGTATGGGCAACGGTCAACTCTGATACAGCTTCTCCTTAAATCCAGTGAGCACGAATTTCAATACCTGGCTTATTTGTTGTATGACCTGTTGTCGAACGACTCGAATGGCAGAGTCGACACTCAGGATCAGACCCTTTTGTTTGACAGTCTGCCATGGAGTGTAAAGAAGTATTTCCGCGACGCCATGAAACAGACGATGAGCTATACAAGCAACCTTGCAAACTTCGAGAACACAAAAATTCCTCTCGAGCAACAGATATGCCTCATGAAATCTAATGATGTCATTAAAGAGAAAGCCATGGTTAAACTTAAGGAAGTAAAAGCCAAATCAGAAGACTCTGGCTCAAAGGCACGCTCTTATCTTGAAGGGCTGTTGCGAATACCTTTCGGGATATACAAGGAAGAACCCATCCTGAGCACCCTTTCTCAGTGCTCAACTATCTTCGGTGAACTCGTCAAAACATTGAACAACTCAGAATTCCCTATAGAGACATTCCCTAACAAGGAGGAGTATGGAAGTGTCGAAGTCAGGCAGTACAGTGCATTACTGAGAGAAGACCATGTAGAGGTGATGAGAGTCAAACATGCTCTGCTTGTCAAGAAGGGGCTGACATCAGCAAAGCGGAACATACTTATATCGAATATATGTTACATCAACGGACTAATCAAGAAGTATGCGCTCAAGGTCCCCAAAATATGCCACTCAGGAAAAAAGACATCCTACATGAGGGAACACATAAGCGAGTTCGTAGATTCCATAAGTCATGAACACGACATAATAAGCGAAATCGCATTTAAGTGCGGAGCAATCAAAGACAATTCAAACATGATATCCAGTCTTAATAACAATCTTAGCGAGATTGAAACGAAAATGGAGATTGCAAACGCCTTCCTAGGGAAGGTGACAGACGTTATGGACGGCGCGGTGCACGGACACAACAAGGCGAAGCGCCAGATAGAGAGAATCATTGGTCAGTGGATGAACGGCGAGAAGTCGGGATATTGTTTCGGATTCGAGGGACCTCCAGGGGTCGGGAAAACTTCTTTGGCAAAAAAAGGTATAGCACACTGCCTTAAGGACGACAGCGGCGTGACGCGACCATTTTCGTTTGTAGCTGTTGGCGGTTCATCCAATGGCAGCACATTGGACGGTCACAACTATACCTACGTTGGCTCTACATGGGGAAGAATAGTCGACATTCTTATGGAAAAGAAATGCATGAACCCGATTATCTTCATAGATGAGCTCGATAAAGTAAGCCGTACTGAGCATGGAAATGAACTGATTGGCATCCTTACTCATCTGATTGACCCAACACAGAACGACTCGTTTCAAGATAAGTACTTCAACGGCATAGACCTCGACATGTCGAGGGCATTATTTATATTCTCATACAACGATGCGTCGTGTATAGACCGCATCCTCTTAGACCGTATTCATCGAATCAAATTCGACCATCAGTCGCTCGAAGATAAGCTGGTAATAGCAAGGAAGTATCTGCTTCCTGAAGTGTTCAAGAAGATGGGACTGGAGGGCGTCATTGACCTGAGTGACGAAGTCATTGAATATGTCATCGAGGAGTACACCTGCGAACCAGGTGTGAGGAAACTGAAGGAGATATTGTTTGAGATCGTTGGAGAGATAAATTTGTCTATATTGAAAGACAGCGAGGACCACGACTTGCCAATCGTAATCAGTGAAGACGACATCAAGTATAAGTATCTCGAAAACAGACACGAAATGAAAAGGAAAAAGATTCACACCGAGTCAGCTGTTGGGTTGATCAGTGGGTTATGGGCGAATTCCATGGGGCAAGGAGGTGTTCTGCCTATAGAGGCGAAGTTCTACCCGTGCGGCACCTTTCTGGATCTAAAACTAACAGGCATGCAGGGTGACGTGATGAAGGAAAGCATGACTGTCGCAAAGACTTTAGCGTGGTCCCTCCTAACGAACTCTCGAATGGCTGAAATACAAAAGAGCATACACAAAACGAAATGCCAGGGCGTTCATATCCACGTCCCTGAAGGGGCGACTCCAAAGGACGGACCTTCGGCTGGCACGGCGATCACAATCGTCATGTACAGTCTTTTCAGCAAGCGCAAGATAAAACAGCATATTGCTATTACTGGAGAGATGTGCTTACAGGGTAAGGTTACTGCCATTGGTGGTCTCGATCTAAAGATCTTGGGTGGCATACGCGCGGGTGTGAAGCAGTTTATTTTTCCAAAAGAGAATGACAAGCACTATTTGGAATTTATGAAGAAGTACGGAGACAAACCTATTGTTGATGGAATCGAGTTCACGCAGGTAGAAACCATTCAGGATGTTGTCGATATAGTGTTCGAGGATTAGGTGCAATAATATATATGCATTATATATATCATGGCAATAAAGTTAACCTTCTCGAATGTCTTGCAATTGTTTGCAGCCTTGGCTCCATTGCTTCTCGGGTTTTTTCTCGTAATGTCATCTCTGTTCAACCAGAGTCTAAAGGGCATGGTGTATTTAGCTGGCGTCCTCATGGCGTCGATAATTAACATATTCCTTATGAACCTGATAAAGAGTCCTATGAGCAAAGAGGCATCAAACTCGGTGTCCTGTAATTTAGTCGAGCTTCCATACATATCTCAGTTCAACAGTCCTGCACCAAGCAGTCTATTTATAGCTTTCACAATCGCGTATTTGGTCCTCCCGATGCAATACAACGGCCAGATGAATTATGTGATTCTGGCTGCGCTGTTGTGTCTCTTTGGAATTGACGCAGTGGCGAAGGTCCAGAACAACTGCACGACATTGGGTGGGTCATTCCTGGGGGCTTTAGTCGGAGGCATTCTGGGAACTATATGGTACACATTGTTTCACGTATCGGGGTACGACTCATTGCTGTATTTCGACGAACTCGAGAGCAACAACGTCACCTGTTCACGCCCTTCGAAGCAGACGTTTAAATGTTCAGTGTATAAGAACGGGGAGCTTATATCAAGCAACGTCGTGTAAGACTTAACCATAGTATTTGTATGCATTTGCATACATGTATTTTTCGAACACCTGTGTGCTCTTTTGTCGTCTATACGAGTGCATCATGGCTTTATCATTTCTGGCATTCATTTTAAAGACGCTAATAAAGTTTGTAAATATTATCCTTGTGATCGCACACGAGTATTTACGCTTACACTCTTCCCTCGTGAACTGTGGCTTCCCTGTGCGTGCATTCACTTTGTTATGGAATTGCCATATAAATTCTATAATATTCTCTCTGTTGTTTATGGCTCTAACGTTCGCACTATTTAAGGTTTCAGTTGCGTGGTTGGTACAGTCAGGACACGGAAGGTTTCCGCATAACAACTTTATCTGTCTAAATAACTCGCTTGCCTCGCTACTAAATTCTGGCTTTAATTTTTCTGCGAGCGTATGGAACAAATACCACGTCGCGTTTCCCCACTGCTGTTTTGACATTCCAAATATACATAAAGACTATACTATAATTTACATATATGAATTATATTATTGAAGGTGGTTTGGATTTCTATGCTGAGATTAATAAAAACAATAGCGAAGATGAAAGTAGCCTTTGTCTCATATCTGGAGAATCTCTGGGTCGGAACCATATAGAGCTGCCATGCAACCACAAATTCAACTATGTTCCCCTGTATCAGGAGGTCATTACACAAAAGCGGAAGTGCAATGCGTTTAACACGGAAAGATTACTGAGGTCCCAGATTAAGTGTCCGTACTGCAGAGGTGTATCTGACAAGCTGCTGCCGTTTATCCCTTCCGAGAATGGTGTTTCTCGTGTGAAAGGGGTGAACTACCCCAGCTCTATGTGCATGGAGCACGCCACTTGCAGCTGGGTGTTCAAAAGCGGCAAAAACAAAGATTGCCCATGCAAGAAGGCTGGATTTGAGACAGATTTCGGAGAGCTGTGCGAGTCGCATTGGAAGAGCGCATTACGCAAAAAGAAACCAGATCAGGAGTGGACGGGAGAGATGGAAGATATGTTCAAGAAATACAAAGTCACGAAACTGAAAGACATGCTGCGAGCGAAGGGACGTAAGGTAAGTGGCTTGAAGAAAAATCTGGTTCTTCGGCTTTTTGAAAAGTAATGTGAATTCGCATTGCAATACACAACATGTATTGCAATACTGTCTGTATTTCTATAGTTATGTAGGCGAGATGTAGTGTGATAGACACTACGTCTACATAGATGTAGATAAGAAAAAACATCAATAACGAATTTGAAATCGGTGTAGTAGAATTTGTTTTTCTAAACTTTTTTTATAATTCTCGATTTCATTTTCCCATTTTGGACATTTATTTTTGTCCATTTTTGAAATATCGAATTGAGAATTGGGAAAAAAGTTTAGAAAAAAAAGTTTTACTACACAAAGAAGGGAAACAAAAAACAATGTTGCCAAATATTCTGTAGGGAGTTTATGTAGGGCTTCGAAAAGAGCACTATTTTTTCCAAAAACGTCCGAAAATCCGGAAAAATCTTCCAAAAAGTGAATATTTTCTGCTCCATATTTGGAGCAGAAAAATAGTGCATGAGCATGTCCCCCAATAGAAAAGTGTCAATGGAACTGGATGCTTCATGTGCGTAGGCACATAAACATACAGTATCTTCTGTGTCCAAAAACAAAAAATATTCCTTGAGCTTCTAAGGAGCTATTTCAGGAAAATTTCCGATGAATCACTACAATGGACCACCAGAACCCAAAAAACGCTCCGAATTGCTCCAAAATTTTGGTTTAGAAAGAATCTGCTGACAGTACATATGGGAATGAATTCTGAAATTTTGGTCGACACTACATTATATAAATTTTACTGTCATAAATGCACATACGGGTGTAACAGGAAAAATCTGTTTGAGCAGCACAAAAGGACGAAGAAGCATTGTAATCCGGTCGTTGGTGTTGATATAAATGATAAATACATGTGTAGGTGTGGACGAACCTACAGACACGCACGGAACCTGAATAGACATATGCAGGACTGTAGTGCCGACGTCTCCGTAGGGACAGAGGAGGTTGCGTCGTTGTCTAATGACAACGCAGAACTCAAAACTATGATAACCACTTTGATCACGCAAAACAACAACATACTTCTGGAGAACAAAGAAATGCGCGGGCTGGTAAAAGACATGATTCCAAAGATAGGGAGTAACAACACGACGATAAACAATAAGTTTAACCTTCAGTTCTTCCTGAACGAAAGGT